GGCCAGCTAACCAAGGAGACCTCGAAGAGACGAACCGAATTCAAGGTTCTCTCTGAGCCATCCTCTGACCATGAATCTCCTCCAGCAGGAACGCTAAAGCCGAAGCTCATTGCGTCAACATCTCCACGGCGTAGCAACTCAGCAACATCACGACCACGAGAAGTGTTCGGTAGTAGACCATCAACCCTCAAACCTTTTTCATCTTCTGTAAGCATAAGAGTTCCGGCACGAGTTGAACCGAGAACCTCGCCAGCATCGTGATTCCAGAGGAACTTGATGTCATTGCGGGCTCTTAGGGATTTGCGGAATGCACCTGGTGCGATTCTCTCGATGAAAGGCAGAGGCTCACTGGCAGAGTTGAATACAGCAGCGTAGCCACTGAATCTCATGCCATCGCCTTCTTCACGAACCTCAATAGAGGTTGGAGTTCTGCGTGTTTCTATCTTTGACAATGCTTCGCCTTTCGCTCGGCCTTCATTTTCTTCTTCAATTCTAGCAACGACACCTTCTGCATAAGTAAGTGCTCGTTGTGCTGCTCGCTTTGATGGGCCTGATCCCCAAAGCAAATGTGCAACTACACCAGGGCTAGGATAATCAGGCGAATCAGGTCGTGCGGCGGGACTGTCCAAATCAGGAAGGTGACGAGCAATCCAAGCCCGAATCCTAACCCATTTATCAGCAGTGACATTGCCAGCTGCCATCGCTCTCGCCTCACGGATTGTTCTTTCAACCAAGCCATCTCCGCCATACCCCTCTTCGTAGTATTTGAGACCTCTACGAGCAGCTGCTCGCATGTAGGCTGGGGGCTCTAGGTTTACTTCTCGGTATTCTGCTTCAGACATGGAGTTTTCTTCCATATCGTCATCTTCTTCTTCATCTTCTGGTTCATCACTGGGTTCAGGAAGTGGAGCAATCTTTGTAAGTGTAGAAAACTTGTGAGCAACATACACATCAGTATCTTCCCATCCGTCTCTAACTCGTTGGTATACCTGAATCAAGGCGGCAGGGTCTTTTTCCGTGCCGTTGACTGTAACCGAAGAATTAGGTGGATTGATAGATCCACTGTCTACAATCTCTTGAATTTCGCCACGGGCTCTACCACCTGAAGAGTTCCAAGACACATAGTCACCGACTTTGAGGTCGCCTGGTAATGCACGAATGTCTCTCTCGCCACCTGGCTCAATTCCCTCTGACAATGAGATAGCTACCATCTGGGCCTGAGCCTCAGCCTTCGTGTTGTGGCAAGCCATGACTTCGCCATCTTCTTTGACTACTGCCCAACTTGAACATTCTGAAGATTTATCAGTTATGTAATACGGCATTATCCCAACCTCGCTTGTATGGTAACCGTTCCACCTAGTGCTACGGCTGTTCCGTTTATTGTGATACCTGCGGCGTTGACATCAATACCGACAGTTTGAGTTCCCGAGTTGTAAGTTATCGGAGAAGTAGCGGCAATTACACCAGCAGGGCCTGTTGCTCCAGTGGCTCCGGTAGCACCAGTAGCACCAGTTGGGCCTTGTGGCCCAGTCTCTCCTTGAATTCCCTGTGGCCCTTGGGGCCCAGTCTCTCCTTGTATCCCCTGTGGGCCTTGAGGCCCCGTAGCACCAGTTGGGCCAGTAGCTCCCGTAGCCCCAGTCAAACCCTGAATACCTTGAGGCCCCTGATCGCCAGTGTCCCCTTTAGGGCCTTGGGCTCCTGTTGCACCCTGTGGGCCAGTTGCACCTTGTGGGCCTGTTTCGCCTTGCGGGCCCTGTAGCCCAGTTGCACCTGTTGCTCCGGTTGCCCCAGTTGGGCCAGTGTTACCAGTGTCGCCCTTATCACCCTTGTCGCCCTTGGCCCCCTGCGGGCCAGTTGCTCCTTGGATTCCTTGTGGGCCTTGGTTGCCAGTATCGCCCTTTGGGCCTTGTGGGCCAATTGCACCAGTGGCACCTGTTGCTCCAGTAAGACCTTGTATTCCCTGCGTTCCTTGCAATCCTCTTGGAATAACTAAACTCAAAGTTTGATTAGGTGCAGTTCCAGTAAGTGTTGCTGATGCAGTCCCGCCTGGTTCACTTGCGGTAACCGTGCCAATGCTGAGTGTGTTTGCGGGGCCAACTGCTCCCTGAATACCTTGAATGCCCTGCGGGCCAGAGTTGCCTAAAGTAACGGTTGTGTTGGTTTCAGTTACGCCAACATTTACAACCGAATTCTGAACCGAAACTAAAGTGTTTGTTTCAGTAATCTCTAGGACAGAGGCTGACATTACCGAGTGACCTCAGCTTGGATTTGGAAAGTTCCCTGAATCAGTCTTGTAACAGTTGAACCAGAGTTCAGCTCTAAATCGTAAACATACTGACCTGCTTCTGCTGCACCCATTGCTGTTGAACCGATTGTGACTGCGATTGTGCCAGCAGTTCCACCGAGTGTGATACCTGAGCCATTTGCCAAGCTAAAGATAGTTGCTGTAGATGCTGGCGTGGTGCGAACTTGCATAGCTGCCGTGTAGTTGGTCAGGTTTACAGCCGAGCCACCGATTGTCCAAGTCAGGTTTAGGTCGTATGTTGCACCTTGGTATGCCGTGATGTTGTATCTGCCTGGATTTATCATTAGTCCTGCGTCACCACCATTACTCGTAAATTGACTGTTCCATTTTCAGTTGAAATGGCAAATAGGCTATCCCCTGGGCCTAAATCAAAAATGTATGTTTCTTTGGCAACTACATGGAGGCCATTGTTCACTGTTACTGAAGAATTGCCAACAAAAATTTCTTTTTCCAAATTGTGCTCGTGATTATGAATAATTACTTGTTGGGGTTGAGTGTTAGGCAGAACTACTTGAGTTCTTACATCTTTTGCTAAATCGTAGGAATAAGTTTGAACTGGCATTACTCAGATACTCCATAAGTTTCTTTCACGGCTGCTGGGTCTTGTGACTGACCGGCATTCTGCAACTGAACGCTAGGAACGCCAGTGTGGTCAATAGCAGGTAGACCAAGTTTCTCTAGAGCGTCAACTGGGTCGAATCCAACCTGAATCAATCTCTGAGCCATGTCTACTCGCTCTGTCTGAGCAGATAGGTCAGCAGCATCAATGTTGACATTAGCCAGAGGCACACGAACGGTGTCGGCTGATGGATCCATGATTGGTGTCAAGTCCTCAAGTCGTCTCACATCGTTGATTGTCAAGAAGCCAGCTTGTAAACCAGTCGAAAATGCAGCCATTCTTGAGTTGATGTCTGCACGAAGTAGGCCATCAAGGTTGAACCGAATAAATGCGTTTTCTCCACCTGGGTAGCGAGCCATTAGCGGTGATAGTGCACCTTCAATCTTCTGAACGATTGGTCGGAGGCAGTGAGTTACCCAAGCAAGGTTGTTCTGCTCGACTGATGCATAAGAGTTTGTGCCTGGTAGTCCAAGTAGGTGTGGCGGGATGTTGAATGCTCTTGCAACATCTTCAACAGCCATTCTTCTGCTGTCTAGGAATTGAGCTTGGTCATTTGGCACATTGGTCGGCTTGTATTTAGCTCCACCAGACAGAATTGCAGTCTTGTGTGCCTTTGCCCATCCCTTGTGGCGTGAATCGAAGGCTTCTTGCATAACCTTGGCTTGATCTGCCGTTAGGTTGCCGTCAATCTCGATGACACCAGAGGTCTGAGTGCCTGAACCGAAGAATTTGGCTGCGTAGTTCTCAAGTGCCTTAGCTAGACCGAAGTTTTCCTTCAAGGCTTCCACTCTTGAAACTCCACGGATGTGACCTGGGCGAACTACATCGGGAATAAAGACAATCTCGTCTGAAGAGAGCATTCTCTTCTCTTCTTTGATGACAAAGCCGACCTGACCGATGCCATTGCGTTTGATTTCAACATCCATCGGGTTTAGAACTGTCATGTTGACAATTTCGCCCGACTGATTTGAATACAACCGAATAAATGCATTGCCGTCTAGCAAGAGCGAGACAATTATTGAGCCGTAGAAGGCTTCCTTGGTTGTGTCAACATCTGGCTTAGTAATCCATGATGGTCTTGGGCGGAAAGCAAAGCGAGCACCGTCTCTGCGGATGTAAGCATCTACGGGTAGTGTCGAGATTGTGTCACTGATGAGTGAGACAGCGGAAAAGACTGGATTGACATGCAAAGCAGTGCCAGAATCAATCCTGACCCCAGCGTTGCTCTGAGTTTCTAGGAAGTCACCAGATCCCCAGATGGTTTGAAACGAGATTGCTCGTTTTTCAAATAATCTACTAAGCACTTACTCGCTCCATCGCTAAACCGAATACTAAAGTGGCAATACCGCCTACAATTAGTCC